GCTAAATGTAACATATTCGCAAATAACTGCGACTATGTCGGACTATAATGCTGCAGAATACAGCGATATATTCCACCAAGCAAAAGTTAACTTTGATGAAAGACGAGAGCTTGTTGAGGTAGTTTCAAAAGCTATCGCAAGAAGACAAGATCAATTAATTATTGATGCTCTTGATGCTTCATCAACTTCATTAACTGTTGCTAAAACAGTAGTAACTTCTGGATCTGCAACTGCTTCTAACTTAAACGTTGGAAAAATGATTGCAGCTAAAAAGTTGCTAGATAAAAATAACGTTCCAAGTGAAGATAGATACATGGTAATTCATGCAAATAACGTTGCAGGATTATTATCTGACGAAAGAGCTATCTCTAACGACTTTGCAGTTAAAGCTCTCTTAAATGGAGAGATTACTGCTATGCTAGGATTTAAGATCTTAGTATTAGGAGATAGATCTGAAGGCGGACTTCCATTATCAACTAACGACAGAACTTGTTATGCTTTCCATAAAAATGCTATGGGTATGGCAGAAGGTATGGGGATCAAAACAGAGATCAACTATGTACCAGAGAAAACTTCTTTCTTGGTTAATAGTATGTTCTCGGCAGGTGCTGTTGCGATTGATGACGAAGGTATCGTAAAAATCACTTGTGATGAAAGCTAATAGAGGAGGATAATTATGGCTTATACAAAGGCAAACTTGAACGCAATCGGTGGCCAGTCTAAAGCAGGAAATGCTCCTCAAATGTGGAGCTATACTGCACCAGGTACAGATGCTTTAGCTGATATTAATACTGAAGGTTACTTTAATGGAGCCGCAGATGTATTAAAAGCAGGCGATCTAATCCACGTGTGGGATGCTTCTGTTCCTACTTCTTCATTGGTTACTGTATTATCAAATACAGGATCAGTGGTTGACGTATCGGATGGAACAGCTTTATCAGTAGCTGACGCTGACTAATAACTAACAACTGTGGCGAGGGGGATTAATTTCCCCCTCCCATTTTTTTTAATTTTAAGGTAAAAGGTAGTATGGCAGCAGGAGATACTTCAGTTTCTATAGCGAATAACGCATTAACTTTATTAGGTGCCAATACTATTTCTTCTTTTACAGTTGGAACTAAGGCTTCTGGTATTGCAAACAATATGTATGAGTTTGTTAAAAAACATACTCTATCCATGTATCCTTGGAAGTTTGCATTAAAAAAAGTACAGTTAGCTCAAGATAGCACTACTCCAGTTAATGAATGGAATTACCAATATACACTTCCAACAGATGCAGTTTCTTCTTTACCTGTTGCAGTTTTTTTTACTGGAAATGCTAATGCTCCCAAGCAATTAGATTTTGAAATTTATGGAAATAAATTAGTTACTAATTCTAATACAGTTTATATTGATTATGTTTATGATATAACTGAAGCTAATATGCCAACTTATTTTGTAACTTTGTTGGTATATCAATTAGCTTGGCATCTTGCTGAACCTATTACAGATCAAACAACAAAAGCTGATTATTGGAAAACTCATGCTTTAGGTAATATTTCTGACCAAGGTAGAGGTGGATATTTTAGAACTGCAACTCAAATTGATGCTCAAGGGCAGCCACCAAATGTCATTGAGGATTATATTTTAACGAATATAAGATAATGGCAGATAATGATAATATTGTACGAATACAAACAAACTTCACTGCAGGGGAGTTTGATCCTTTATTAAGGGCCAGAATAGATTTAGAACAATATAGAGCTGCTGCTAAAGAACTAACTAATGTAGTTTGCTTACCTCAAGGTGGAGTAACTAGAAGGCCTGGACTACAATATATTGATACTATTCCTTCTGCAGCTAATCCTCAAAATGGAGTACGACTTCAATCTTTTGAATTTTCTACTACACAACAATACGTATTTTTATTTGTTTCAAATAGATTATATATTTATAAACTTGGAGAACTTGTAACTAATATTAATGGATCTGGTAATGATTATTTAGATCTTTCTTCCACTGGCATAAGCTCAACTAATTTATCTAAATTATATTTTGCTCAATCAGCAGATACTATGATTATTTGCCAGGAAGATATGAACCCAGTTACAATTACTAGAGGAGGTTCTCATAGCACTTGGACAGTATCTAATTTAACTTTTGAATATATCCCTAAATATGCTTTTACAATTAGTGTTACTCCAGGAACTTCTTTTGCATCTCATACAGATTTAACACCAAGCGGAATTGATGAAACAATTAGATTAACCAATAAACCAACTAATGGTATTTTTTCTCAACCAGAAAGTTTTTATTTAGATCAATATATAAATATCAATCCTTATGGCAGAGTAAGAATTGTTAAAAAAATATCAAATGATGAATTAGAAGGTTTTGTAGAAATACCTTTAGCTTCTGATAATGATATACCAAGAGCTGATTGGGAATTTGAAAGTGGATATGAAAATGTTTGGAGTGTTTCAAGAGGATGGCCAAGATCATGTACTTTTCATGAAGGAAGATTATTTATTGGCGGATCTAAATCTAGGCCTGCAACAGTATGGGGATCTGTAGTAGGAGATGTTTTTAATTTTGATCCAGGACAACAATTACCAGATGAAGCTGTTGAAGCTACTTTAGATACAGATGAAGTTAATGCAATTAATTCTATTGTATCAAATAGAGATTTATTAGTATTTACTTCTGGTGGAGAATTTTTCGTTCCTCAAGGAAGTTTGGATCCTATTGAGCCTTCAAATATAATTTTTAAAGTTACAACAAGAACAGGATCTAAAGCTGTAAAACCTATCTCAACAGAAAATGCTACTTATTTTATTCAAAGACAAGGTAATCAATTAATTGAATATATATTCCAGGATACAGATGTTAATTATAGATCTCAAAATTTTTCATTATTATCATCTCATTTAGTTGTTGATCCTATAGATATGGCTCATATCAATCCAACAAGTACAAGTAGGCCCCATACAATTATATTAGTTAATTCAGATGGAACTATAGCTGCTTATCCATTTATTAGGTATCAACAAGTTGTATCTCCTTCTTTATGGGTTACAGATGGAACTTTCTTAACTGCTTGTGATGACTTTGAAGAAATTTATACAGTAGTTAAAAGAAATATAAATGGAGCAGATGTTTATCATTTAGAAAAATTTGATTATGATTTTACTACAGATGCAGGCAAACAATTCTTTGGAGCAACATTACCTGGATCAACAAGTGTAACAGGATTAAATTATTTAGAAGGAGAAACTGTAGATATTGTTAGAGATGATTTAGCTTTAAATAAACAAACAGTTAGCTCTGGAACAATAACTTTGGATATAGTACCAACAGAATATGTTGAAGTTGGAATACCTTATGTACCAGTAATTGAAACCTTACCTGTAGAAACAAGACTTCCAAATGGTAACATACAAGGATTTTTAAAGAGAATTACCGAAGTAAATCTGGTATTACATAATACACAAAGTTTAAAAATAGATACTGAAGAAGTATCTTTTAGAAATTTGGAGAGTTTAAGCTTGGGTACAGGAATTGAATTTTTTACAGGAATTAAAACAGTGCAGCCTTTGAGTGGATTTACTCAAGACAGCACTATAACACTAACACAAACAAAACCTTTATTCTTTACGTTGTTAGGAATAGAGTACAAAGTAAGCATATAGGAGAAAAAATATGGTTCAATACGTAGCAGCAGCAGCAGCAGTAACTTCAGCAGTAATGCAGTACAGAGCTGCACAAGCAACAGAAGCTCAATATAAAGCAAAAGCTAATATGGAAATCTTGAAGGGCAGAATAGCTGCTGTCCAGGCAAGAGAAGAAGGAGTAGCAGTTTTAAATAGTACGATTGAACAGATGGCTTACAATAATGCTTTTGGTGCAAAAGGAAACACAGATGTTTTTAGTGGAAGTAAATTAGGTGTTGGAACTAAAATGGCATCTAAAGGAATTGAAGAATATGATATTACTCAAATAAACTCTCGTATTGCTTATAACATGGGAGAATACCAAGCAGCGATTGATAGATCTGCAGGTAAGACAGCTAAGAAACTTGGCTATGCAAATGCTTTTGCTACTCTTGGTCAAGGTGTTTATAGTTATGCAAAACTAGGTGGATCAAATCCATTTACTGGAAAACCATTAATGACGACTTAATATGGCTACAAGAAAAATAGAATATAAACCTTTAGGTGTTAGATTAAGATCTTTACCACAAGTTGAGCAAACACAACTTGCTGAACAAAGACGAGGTTTATTAACTCTATCACAAAAATTAGATCAAATATCTGCTCAAGCTTTTAAAGATTTTGGAGAAAAACAAACTATCAAAGGAGCTAAAGAGGGAGAAACTTTCAAAGCTTATAAAGTTGAAACAGATGAGCTTGGAAATACAAATGTTAGTTTTGCTGATATGCCAGAACAAGGAACAGATCCTTATAGCCAGGCATATTATAAATCTGCACAAACTGCAGCTAAATTACAAATCAAATCTTTATTTGAGAAAAAATTATATGATGCTTATACTTCTAATAGATCAGATATATCTGGTTTTAATAAAGCATCCCAGGATATTAAAGATGGATTATTAGAAGCTTTAAGAGAAAAAAATCCTCAACTTTATAATTATTTTACTTATGACTTTGAGCAATCAACTATTCCTTATGCTAAATCTGTTTATACAAATTGGTCTAGCACTAAACTAGATATAGAAACTTCTACATTCCAGGGCTACATGAACTCTGGTCATGCAGCTAATATTATAAAAGGAGCTGCTAAAGGAGATGAAGGCTTAGCTAAAGCAGGTCAATTTGTTAATAATATGGTAGGAGATTATCTTAATCTTGGCCCCAAAGAAGGTTTTACTGCAGGAAATATATTTGTACCTGCTGATAACACAAGATTAGGTATTAAAAAAACAGATGCACTTGGAAAAGATATTATTTATGCAAGACAAAATTTTCAAAAAATATTTTTAGAGGAAACATTTAAACAATATAAAGGTAATACTCCTGCTTTAGTAAAAGCTATTGACAATGTAAGAAATGGTACTTTCAAAACAAAAGATTTCTTTGCTCCTATTAGATCTAAAGATGGAGCTATTTTAGGTGTGCAAGACACAACAGTTGCTGAAATTTTAAATGTAGAAGATAGAGAAAAACTAGCTAATGATTTATTTACAATCTTTAATAATGAAACAGATAGAGTTAATAAATTTTATGAAAATGATAAGAAACATATTGAACATCAAGGATGGGCTGCACAAAGTAAAATTTATAAAAAAATAATTAATCTACAAGATGTTGATCCAGGAACAGATACTTCTGGTTTAGAAAAAGAAATTGAAAACGATATTAACTTATTTGAAAAAACTTTTCCAGATAGCAAAGGCCAAGATTTTGCTAAAGATTTAAGAGCAACATATTTCAATAGATACAATTCAGATGATGATACTCCAGGTGTTAAAAATATTTATGAAGAAGATGTTAGACTTGGTATGTTGAATAAAAATGAATTATTAAAAGATAATAGATTAACTGGCAAAACTAAAACAGAAATTTTAAATATGAACGCATCTTATGATGTTGGAGATAAACATTGGACAGATCATAATTTATACAAAAAAGGTCAAAACATTATTAATGGTTTAGAAGCTACTTCTACTGCAGGAGCTTTATTTAGTATGGGATCTAATCAAAACCAAGAAAAACAAGATAAGCTTACATTAGTTTATAGAAAAACTTTTGAGGATTTAATTGATCTTAAAGGAGTGGGCCTGGGTAGATCTGGAGATAGAGTTAATCCTTTAGATGTAGCAGGAGTTATTCAAAGACTAGATCAACAAGGAAAAATTATTATTACAGAAAGTGATTATAAAAAAGCTATTAGTGGTAAAGATCAAGCTACAGGAAATCCAAAATTAGAACAATACAATATATTGAAGAAACAAAAAAATAACCTAGAGCTTGGATTAACAAAAGAAAAAGATAGTAAAAAAATAAAAACTAGCACTGCTGAAATAGAAAGAATAAAAACTTTAATGAAAGATATTGAAGATAGTATTCCAGGAGGAATTGCTGATATAGAAAATAAAGCTATGAAAATGGATAAAACAAAAGTTTATTATAAAGATGACACAGGTAATCTATTAGAATTAACACCTAGAGATATTTATAATTATTTGGCAAATGATCCATTTAATATTATTAATGATAAACGAGAAGCAGAATATAAATCTTTATTTGCATTAACAGGAAGTAATTAATGAATAGAAAAGATAAAATTATTGAGATTGAAAATACAGAAGGCCAAGGAGATGTTGAAAGACTAATGGCTTTGCGAGCTTACGAAAATGAAAAATTACATCCTACCAATGTTCGTCTTAATGAAGATAAAATGAACGCATATAAAAATGCTAAAGCAGCTTTTGATGATGGAAACCAAGAAGCTGCAGCAGCTATTATTAATACAAACAAAGATATTGTTGATGATGAATTTATTGCATCTCAAGAACCAGAAGATAGTAAATTTAAAAAATTCTTTCAAGAAGGTTATAGAATGGTTGGTACTGCAGTTG